CCTACGGCGACCAGGCTGCCACCAATGGCCTCTCGGACGAGAACGGCCTGGCCGCGTCGAAGTGGGCCCTTGCGCAAGCGCAGAAGGTGATGCAGCTGCAACACGGCAAGCCAGCCGCTGCGGCCGCTGGCGCCGGCGCCGCGGCAACAACCACTGGAGCGGCTGCGGCCCCTGCTGCTGGTGCTGCTGCATCTGCTGCGGCGCCGGCTGCGGCGCGACATGGCCTGACGACGCTGGGCGGTCTGCCCGGTGCCGATCGCAGCCAGGTGGAGAACGATCTGCTGGCCAAGGTTGGAACGCTGCAGGGCGAAGAGCTCGAAGTGTTCCTGGCCAGCCAGCCCAAGGACGTGGTCGAGCGCCTGATGGCCTCAGTATGAGCAACAACTCTGGTGTGGTGATGGACGTTCGGGTGGGCGAGGAGCTCGTGATCGATGCGGAGAACCGCACGGTCAACGCCGGCCGCATCAGGGTTCTTGTCGAGAAAAAAGACGGGCAGCGAGCCCGCTTGCGCGTGATTGCTGACGAGAGCATCATCGTTCGTAGGCCCCCGCCAAGAATCACGGCGAAGGCCGTGTAAATCCGGCCGGGCATCGCCCCGGCTTTGTCAGACACGCAGGAGTGTGTCGTGTGCTTTTCGAAAGGAAACGACATGGCACGCACTGCAATCCTGCCGACCGACCCGGCGGCAGTCAAAGTCTGGGCCGCGAAAACGGCAATCGACGCGAAGAAGAAGTCCTTCTGGGACAAGATGACGGGCGGCGAGGACGCCGCACTCCCCGTTGTCGCGAAGACCGATCTCGAAACCGCAGCCGGCGACGAGACGACCACCACCCTGATCGCCAAACTCCGCGGCAAACCCGTGGAAGGTGACGAGAAGCTGGCCGGCCGCGAGAAGAAGCTCTCGCACTACACCCACAAGATGCGCATCGACAAGCATCGCCAGGCGGTGAATTGCGGCGACATCATGGCGCAGAAGCGGGTCAAGCACAACATCGCGGCCCAGTGCCGCGCGCGCTTGTCCGACTACATCGCCGAAGTGGTCGACGAGCAGTGCCACATGACTGCGGCCGGTTCGCGCGGTGTGGGCGACGAGATCCAGCACTACGAAGTTGGCTATCTCGGCTTCCCGAACGCGTTCGTGGCACCTGATGCGGCGCACCTGCTGATCGGCAACGGCCAGACCAAGCCGACGCTGACCGACAAGCTTGGCACCGGCGTGATCGATCGCGCTCTGGTGCTGGCCAAGAAGATGCAGGGTGTCGAGACGGCCAGGGGCGCCCGCATGGAGCCGATCAACATCGACGGCGAGAAGTCGTTCGCCCTGCTGACCAGCCCCGAGTCGATGTACGACCTGCGCCGCGAAGTTGGCGACGCCGGCTGGCTGACGCTCGAAAAGGCCAAGGCCGCCGCTGTGGGCGCGAAGTCCCCCATCTTCATGGGTGGCGACGCCTACTACAACGGCTGCCTGATCACCGAGCACGAGACGTGCGTGAAGTTCAACGACTACGGCGCCGGTGGTGTCACGCCGGCGGTGCGCAACCTGTTCTTGGGTGCGCATGGTGTGGCGTTGACCTACGGCACCAAGAGCCAGAAGGGCGGGGTGCGCTTCGAGCTCACCGAGTCCGACCTGGACCATGGCGAAGAGCAGGTCGTGATCATCCGGCTCATCGCCGGCTGGGACAAGCCGCGCTTCAACGGCATGGACTTCGGTGTCCGGGCCGTCGACACGGCCTACACGGATATCTCCTAAGCAGTCGTCGCCGCCTTCGGGCGGTGACCTGCGAGGGAATCCTCAACACTTCAGGAGCAAACCATGCCTACTCTTCGTCAATCTGTGCAAGTGGCTCAGAACCATCCGGCGATTTCTGCCGATGGCTATGAGCCCATCACCCTCGTTGGTGACTACACCACCGTCGCTGGCATCGGCGCCGCCGACGTCATCGAAATGGTGAACCTGCCGGCCGGCTACGTGCCTGTCGACGCCATCCTCTGCGCCGAGGACCTCGATTCCGGAGGCGCGCCAGCGATCACCCTGGATCTGGGTCTGATCAGCGGCGCCGCTGGTGTGGTCGACGCGACCCGGACCTGCGGAAGCGAGGCGTTCGCCGCTTCGACCGTAGGCCAGGCCGGCGGCGTCGCGCGGCCCACGAAGGCAGCCTTCGCCATGATTGCGCCGACGAGCGCCGATCGCGGGATCGGTCTGAAGGTGGTGGCAGCGGCGGCGACTGCGGTGGTGGGCGCGAAGGTGCGACTCACCGTCATTGCCCGTCCGGCCCTGTACGGGGTCTAACGTGCCCAAGGGTGTGTACGCGCGCAAGAGTGCGCAGCAGAAACGTGCGGCGAAGGCCGAGGCGAAAGCCAAGGTCAGGGCCAGCGAGCCAGCGGCGCAGCCTGCCACGAAGCCAGCGGCGCCCGTTGCGGGTGCTCTGGCGGCGGTGCTGACGACGCCGGCCGTAAAGCTGGCCGAGCCGCCGTTTTCTGCCGACGATTTTCGCAAGTCGATCGACGACATGGCCGGGGCTCTGCTCAAGGCCTATGCGCGTCGCATCGGCATCCAGCAGCGCGACGTGGACGGCCTCACCGAGGACCGCCTGCGCCAGAACTGCAAGGCCATGCTGCTCGAACGCATGGACGACTGATGAAGCCCTGGTCCACCTTCTACCCCGACGTGCTCCCGGAAGTGCCTGGATACGTTGCTCCGCTGGTGGACATCGCCCTACGCCGAGCCGCGCAGGAGTTTTTCGCCACCACCGGAGTGTGGCGCGTGTGGCTGGACGACGTGACCACGGCCGGCGACGACACAACGGAGTACGACATCGAGCTCGAGCCAAATTCCGAGCTGGTGAAGCTGCTGCGCGCGACGCTGGACGGGCGCAGCATCATCGTGACGACCCCCGACAGCCTGCCATCCGATTGGAAAACCACCACCGCAGGCCTGGCGGACTGCGTTTTCACCGAGGACCAGCGCAACCTGATCCTCCTGCCGGCGCAAGAAGCCGGTCTGGTGCTGAAGGTGGAGGCGACGCTTCGCCCCTCAGACTCGGCGATCGGCATTGAAGACGCCTATTTCGCCAAGTACAGCCGCGAGATCGCCAATGGCGCACTGGCGTACCTGCTGGCCCAGCTGAACAAACCGTACAGCAACCCGCTGCAGGCCCAGCGCTACCAGGTGCTCTTCGACGGTGCGATGGCGGTGACCGATCTACGCCGCATGCGCGGTTTTTCCGGCGCCATGCCGCGGGCTCGTGTTCAATTTTTCTGACCTGAAAGGCCCACGCCATGGCAATCGCAGCCCAAGACCTCGTCAAGCGTGCCGTGCAGGCGATGCTCGACTCGACGTCGATTCGCACCCCAGTGAACGAGCTGGTGCGCCACCTGAACGACGGCCAGCGCGAAATCATCCTGCACCGCCCCGACGCGATGGCCACCAATGGTTCCATCGCGCTGGTGGCCGGCACGAAGCAGGCGCTGCCAGGTTCCGCGACCAAGTTGATCAACATCAACCGCAACACCAGCGGCAACAAGCGCGCGATCACCAAATGCGAGCGCGACACGCTGGATGAAACGGTGCCAGGCTGGCACAACGTCACTGGCGTCGACGAAGTCCTGCACTACATCTACGATCCATTGGACCCGAAGGTGTTCTACGTGTACCCGCCGGCTGCCGCAACCGGCGCGCCTTCGGTCGAGGCCGTCTGGTCAGCCCTGCCGACCGACATCGCCGAGCCCGCGGACGGATCGACCTATGCGGACGTGGTCGGACAGATCAGCGTGCCCGATATCTACGGCAATGCGCTGCTGGACTTCATGCTGTTCCGGTCCTACTCGAAGAACAGCAAACACGCTGGCAATCCAGGTCGTGCGCTGGCGCACTACAACGCATTCGCGAATGCCTTGGGCCTGGAGCTCAAGGCCACGGTGGCGATCGCCGAAGCCGCAGACGCCAAAGAGGTGTAAGCCGTGCCAGCGCCCACTGTAGCCGTCACGGTCAGGCTGTTCGCCCAGGACGGCACACCATACGCCAATACGCGCGTCACGGCCAAGCTGGACAAGAACGACAAGTACCAGGGCTACATCATTGCCGACGATGTGGTAGCCATCACGGATGAAAACGGGGTAGCGGTCCTGCCCTGTTTCCCGAACCACCCGATCACAGGGCTTGGCACCACAGGGTCTGTCTACACGTTCAAGGCGCACCCGGCAGGAGGGAAAAGGCTGGAAGTGACGGCCCAGATCCCGGACAGCGCTTGCAACCTGCAGGACGTCGCCAATGCGGAAGTCGCCCCCGGGGTCAGCGCGGCTGAAGCAGCCGAAGATGCGGCACAGGCCTATGCTGCGGCGGCCTCTACCAGCGCGACCAATGCAGCAAACAGCGCGACAGCCGCGTCGAACAGTGCGACCAATGCAGCAAACAGCGCGACAGCCGCGTCGAACAGTGC